CAAACAACGACTTAGAGATGTTTGTGTCATGGGAAATATTTGATGATGCGTAAGGAGTAATATGAATTACTTAGGAACACACCCGTTAGAAGGGGCTGTGCTTTTAGCAACTTCAACTTCAGCATCAACTACATCATTTACATTTGATGGGGTATTTACATCTGATTATGATTTTTATTTTATGGATTATTACGATGTAGACCAAGATGTAAACAACGCACATTTATATTGGACATGGCGAAATGGCGGATCAGATATGACAGGTTCATATTTTAGAAGTTTATTTTATGGTATGCTTGACAGTACAGTTTTTAGTGGGTATGGATTAGCAAGTAATACTGAGTATACAAGTAATGATAATCAAATGAAAGGCCCCGAAGCTACTGTTACAGGTGGTGGTATGCAAGGAACAGCATGGTTATTACCACAAACTGCAAATAGGAAATTATCAAAAACTTCAATCCAACATCTTTACAGTGATAGTGGAACTGCTAGGGCACATTGGCACACAATGGGTTGGTTACATGATACTAGTACAAAAGCTGATGGAATAAGGATTTTTCCACAATCAAACAACATGAGTGGAACATTTAGAATATATGGATTGAATAAACAATTAAATAAAATTAAATCTATTAATCAATCTGATAGACAAAGTAATTTTGTACAATCAAATTACATTGGAAATTCTGCAAAAACAGATGGGCAAGGGTGGGTTAAAGTTGCAAGTACAACTGCATCAAGTGGAGATGCTTCTATTGAATTTCAAAATATTTTTACATCTAAGTACGATACTTATAAAATAACATTAGAAGATGTAAGACCTGTGTCAGATGGACAAGATTTGGAGTTTCAATACATTGATAACACAACTGCTGATACAAATACTTATAACAGTTCTTATCTTGGACAAGGAAGTACAGGGGCATCAGCAACAACAACTGCATTTAATCAGTCACAAGCACAAATATTAGACACTATAGGAACTAATGGAACTGAAAGTGGATTTGGTATTTTATATACTACCCCAATGTCAACAAATACTGATAAATGGTTATGGGGGTTAACAATAAGTGAAAATTCATCTGCCAATACTAAGTCACAAGTTATATCAACTTACAGAGATTCAACAACTGCTTATAGTGGTATAAAATTTTTATTTGCAAGTGGAAATGTAGAAGCAGGAAAAATTACAATATATGGAAGGCAAACATGAGCAATTATTTAGGAGTAGAAAATAAAGGCAATCCTGTCTTGTTAGCTAAAAATCCAATAAGTTCAGCAGTATCATCTATAACATTTGATGGTATCTTTGATGATGCCTTTAGTGAATATTGGGTAACCTTATATGATATAACTGTGTCTGCTGCAAGTGGAATACAGGTATATTTTAAATGGCGAAATAGTGGTAGTGATATAACAGGTACTTATTACAGAGATCAAATCTATGCGAGTATGAATAGTGCCAATAGTGGACAAGTAGGAAATGCTACTTATACTGATTATAATGCTCTAACAGATTTTTCATTTGGTACTGATGCAACAAGAGAAGCATTAAATAGCATTATGTATTTATTTCCTAGAACTGCCAATATGAAATTTGCAATACATGACAACTTGTATACTGCTGATAGTTCTAATACTTATATGAGTTATTTATTTAATGTATTAGATGACACAACAAAAGTAGACGGATTTTCAATATACCCAAGTAGTGGAAATATAGCAAGTGGGGAGGTATGTATTTATGGTTATAAAAAATAAGGAGTAAATTATGGCAACAAAAGAAGAACATATAACAAGACTTAAAAACGAAAATGCAACACTTAAAAAAAATGTGAATGGTACTGAAGTTCAGTTAACTACTGATGAATATAATGCACAGATAGATGAGTGGGCAACTAATGCAGCAGCACAAGATGCTAAAGATACTGTGATTGCAGATGGTGGTAGTCATGCAGATTACAAAGCAATTAGAAAAGATGCTTACATCTCTGCATTAGGAGATGCTTACGATCAGCTAGATTATATTTACCACAATGGTCTTGATGCTTGGAAGG